GGCCACCTTGGACCACGTGGGCACGAGGCCCAGCACCGCCGCCTGCTCCTCCAGGTACACCCGGCGCGACTCGCCAAACGCCGCCACCTGCGACTGCGCATACTTGTCGAATGCGGCCTGCAGGTCTTGCAGCGGCACCCGGCCCGTGCGCAGGACCTCGAAGGCCTCCCGCGCGGCGTTCGCGGCCTTTGCCAGCTCCGCCTGCGACGTGATGCCCAGGGCCTTGTAGGCCTCGCCAACGCTGTTGATGCCCGGAGTGAGCTGGTCCGTCTTGGCCTTGATCGCTTCCAGGGCGGCCGTCACCTGCTGACCCGACAGCTCGCCCGCCTTTCCCAACGCCTCCACACGGCTCACCAGCGCATCCAGCTCGGCGCGGTTGCTGGCGCGCTCGGTGAGGGTCGCAAAGGTTGCTGACAGCGCCGCACCGGTGTCAACGCCGCGGGCGCGCAGCGTGTCGAGGCTGTTGATCAGCAGGGACAACGCGTTCAGGTTGCCCTCGAAGCCCTGCGTGACGACCGAGCTGAAGCGAGAGAAGTCCTGCCCAAGCGAGCGCGCCGCGCCGCTGGCCACCTGTTCGAGCGCGGCGCTGAACTGCTCCGCACTGATCTTGCCGGCCGTGAATGCGCGCTCAGCCTCCGCTCGGAGCTGCGAGAGCTGGTCGACCGACAGCCGCTGCAGGTCTGTGCCCGCCTTGCCGGCCGCCGTCGAGATCGCACCCACGCCAGCCGCCGCCACCTCCCCCGCGGGAGCCAGCGCCGCGACGGATTGCGCCAGCAGCGGAAACTGCTTTGCCAGCTCGGAAACACGTTGAGCCTGTGTCTGCGCAGCGTTGCCAACCGTCTCGAGGGCGGATGCCACCGGCTGCACATCGCGCCCCGCGTCCGCGAGCTGCTCCCGCAGAATCTGCCGCGCCTGCCCAATGCGCTGCTGGTAACGCGCCACGGCCGCGTCGATCGTGTCCGACGTGAACGCAGCGGCCAGGCTGTCCCACGACAAGCGCACCAGCTCTATCGCCTCAATCAACCCGCGCGACATCAGCACGCCGGCCTGCCGTACCACGGCGAAGTTGTTCAGGAAGCTGCCGATCTGCCAGCCCACGAACGCGGCCTGCACCAGCGAGACGGCCCGCCCCAGCGCCCCGAAGCTCGCCTCCGTCTGCGTGATCGCGTCGCGCAGCGAGCCCAGCGCGCCACCGCCGCGGCGCGAGAACTCCAGCAGCGCGCCCAGCGCACGCACGCCCAGGAACGTGATGATCGCGTTGCCCGCCGCCTCTGCCACCGTCACAAGCGCGCCCATGTTGCGCGCCAGCGAGTCCAGCGCGCCGGCGGCCGTTGCCGAGATGCCGCGCGTCTGGTCCAGCGCGCCAATCGCCTCCAGCCAGGCATTGCGCACGCGCTGCGCGGCGCGGCCCACCGTGTCCGGCAGCACCGCGAACTCCTGCTCGATCGCGCCGCGTTGGGTCTGCAGCGCGCGCACCACGGCGTCGGTCGTCAGGCGGCCCTGCTCGGCCAGGCTTCGCAGCGCGCCCAGCGGCACGCCCAGCCCGTCGGCCAGCGCGCGCGCCAGGCGTGGCGCCTGCTCCATGACGGAATTGAACTCCTCGCCGCGCAGCACGCCGCTCTGTAGGCCCTGCACCAACTGCCGGACGGCGGCCTCGCTCTCCTGCGCGCCGGCGCCGGAGACCTGGATCGCCTGGTTGATGGTCTGCACGAGCCCCAGCACCTGCTGGTTGCTCAGCCCCAGCTCGCGCCCGTTGGCCGCAATCCGCGTGTAGAGCGTGGCGGTCGCATCGAGCGACGTGTTGGTCTGCTGCGCCACCTCCAGCACCCGGGCCAGGCCGGCGCGTGCGGCCTCGGCGCTGCCCTCGGTCAGCCGCAGCCGCGCCAGGATGTTGCTGTACTCGTCTGCCACGCGGGCCAGGCCCTGTGCGGTCACGGTCAGGCCGGCGGCTGCAAACGCCGCCTGCAACCGCGCGCCCACGTTTTCCAGCCCGGTGCCGAACCGCTGCGTCTCTGCCGCGGCATCCGCAAAGGCACGCTGCGCCTGCTTGCCGGCCGCCTGAGCTGCGTTGCCTGCGGCGACGGACTGTTGAGCCACCAGGCGCAGATCGGCCGCCAGGCGGCCCTGCTGGGCCTGCACGTCGGCGGTCTGCTGCCGGACCCGCGACTGCGCGCTGGCCAGCTGGTCGCTGGCAATGCCGGCCGCGGCAAGCTGCGCGCGCAGGTCCTGGAGCGACCGCTGCTGCGCAACGTTGGCCTCGGCGGCGTTGCGCACCGCCTGCCGTGCGGCCTCCAGCGCCGCGGCCTGTCGGCGGGTCGGCGCCTCGGTGGCGGCCAGCTCGCGCCCGAGCTGCTGCGCGCGCTGCTGCGCCTCGGCGTAGGCGCGGGCGGCCGCCTGTGCCTCCTCCTTGCTCCGCCGGAAGGCGTCGATCAGGCCCTGCTCGGCACCCAGCCGCTGCAGTTGCTGCCCCAGCTCAAACGCGCGCTGGCGAAACTGCGCCGTGACAGCGCCGCTCTTGTCCAGCTCCGCCAGTAGCGCCTGGATGTTGTCCAGGCCGCGACTGGCGATGTCGAGCTGTACGCCAACGGAGTAGGTTGTCATGCTGCGTTCAGTGCAGTGTGTGCGGTCGGGCGGCAAAAAAACGGCGGGCCAGGCCCGCCGCAACCACCATCACAGTGGAGGAGACAACGGGGGTTTAGCTCGTCTGCCGCACGCGCAGGTACTGGCTGATGCCGGCACCGGTCTTCGTCGGGTCGCGCACCAGCGTCGCCTCGATCGCCAGCTCGCCGAACTCCTCGCTGATGAAGCTCACATCGCTCGGCGGACCCAGCTTGACGCGGTGCAGGTCCACGTTCACCACGCTGTTGTTGTCGGCCTCGTTCACGCCCTCGAACAGGATCTCCAGCTCGGGTGCCGAGGCAATCAGGCCCTCGATCGTGTCGTAGGCCGCGTAGCTGTAGTTGAACCGGATGGCCTGCGCGTTGGTGATCGCAGAATTGGGCGTTATCCAGATGCCGCCGGTGCGCACCTCGTAGTCGGTGTTCGCGACGTAGGTGATCGTGGCGGCCTGGTTCTGCACCGTGACGCTCGTCGGGTTCGGGTGCACGGTCTTGCACAGACCGCCCCGGTAGCCCACGGCCGCCTCGTTGACGACCGTGCCGCCGGTGGTCACGGTCACTCCGCCGAACAGCACCTCGCGCAGGTTTCGGGGCGAGAAGTCCAACCACGTGAAGCTGGCGGTCGCCGAATTGATGCGCTTGATGGAGGCATAGACACCGCCGCCGCCTTTCGTGAAGTCGGTCTGCTCGCGGCTGTCCTCCTCGTAGCTGATCGAAAGGTTCGAGCAGTTGCCGACCTCCCGGAGCGCCTCGGCCTGGCCGTAGCGCCGCGCGTACATCTTGCCCACGCCGGCAAACGGCTTGTAGATCGTCTCAAGTGCCATCTCACTCTCCTCGGGCTACTCGCCCGTTGCCAGTTGCACCATCGCATCCACCTCGAACTGCAACGGGTAGAGCGAGAACTTCGACAAGTAGCTCGGCGCCGGTCCAGTGACCCGCGTCATCGCCGCGCGCGCCGCGGCCGGTTGCCAGCCGGTCAGCGCGCCGATCATCTTGCTGATGAGCGGGCCGGCCTCGCGATGCGAGTCGCCCACCGCACCGGCCGTCGGCCGCACGTTGCGCACCGCCAGCACCGCATACCAGACCTGCCTCGCCTTGACCGCCGCGCCGGTCGCGCTGCTGGTCACCGCCACATCGCCGCCGTAGGCCACGTAGGCCATCGGTGAGCGCAGCCGGTCGCCGTCCTCCAGATCGCCAATCTCGGCCACCGGCAGCACGTCGCGCAGCTCGGGCACCCGCTCGCTCAAGCGCTGGATCATCTGCTCGCCGACCGCGAGGTAGTCGCCACTACTCGACCGCATCGAACGACTCGCGCCCGAACAGCTTGCTGCCAACGGCAAACTGCACCGCCTTGCCGGTGGCGGCCGGCTCCGCGCCGGCCCCGTCCACGCCGAGCTTGATCTCGCCGCGCGCCACCAGGCGCAGGAACTTGATCGCGTCGTCGTAGCGCTTGGCCTCGCTGCTGTCGGTCGGCACGCTGCCCAGGTGGTAGCGCGCGATGTCGATCGCAACGCGCCGCAGGGTGCCGGGCACGGGCGACAGCGGCAGCGCGTACAACCCGGCCAGGTACCCATCGACCTCCGCCGCCGCGTCGTCCAGGGCCCGCTGCGCGCGCGCCGACACCACGGCGTCGGTGCGCGGCTCGTCGATGTCGGTGAGCTGGATCATCTCCCGCTCGCCGTACCGATCGATGAGGTCCTGCACGGTCGCGTAGGTCATGGCGCCGGGGCTCGCGCTACCGCGCGGCCTTGCCCTTGGCCTTCTTGTCGCTCGCGGCAGCCGCCTCCTCCGCGGACAGATCCTCGATCGCGTTGGCCTGCCGCAGCGCGGCGATGTCCTGCTCGTCGTCCACCTCGATCACGTCGCCTGCCGAGTAGGGCTTGTTGTTGTGATCGATGTTCATCATCGCGCGGAACTTCATGGGTGCTCTCCAGAGTCAGGCCGGTCCGGCAGTGCCGGCCGGCCCATGTAGGTTGCTCGTATCAGGCGACGGCGTTCTCGAAGTAGTAGCCGAGCGCGTTCGCCGCGACCACCTCCTTGACCCGCTCCAGCGCGCGCACGGTGACACCGCCGTTCACCCCGCGCTTGTCGTCAGCGATGGTGCCAATCTGGATGCTCTGCCGCTCGGCCGTGAAGCCGAACGTCGTGCCCGCCTGCGGCCCGGCTGCGCGGTCGCGGTACAGGAAGGAGGCGTGGTTGCCCCATACGCGGGACAGCGTCGGCGTCTGTCCGGCCTTGGCGGTGTTGACGAAACCGGCGCCGACGTACACG